GAAACTCACTGCCTTCGAAAAGCAGGTCAAGGACGTTGGGACCGCCATCGGCACCGGCATCGCGGTCGGTGTTACTGCAGCAGCCGCTGCGTTCGACCAGCTGGTGAAGTCCGCGGCGGACTTCAAGGACTTCGAGGAGACCATCGGTTCGAGTGCCGAGGATATTGCCTCCCTTGCGATCGCTGCGGCCACGGCCGGGGTGAGCCTCGAATCGATCACCGGCGCCACGATCAAGCTCACCAAGGGCCTGACCGGTGTCGACGACGAGTCGAAGGCTGTGGGTGCTGCGTTGAAGGCCCTGGGGCTCAACGTCGAAGAGTTCAAGCGGCTGGACCCGGTCGGCCAATATGAGGCGGTCGGCAAGGCGCTGGCGGGCTTCGCCGACGGCGCTCAGAAGACCGCCGTGGCCGTCGCGCTCTTCGGCAAGTCGGGCGCGGAGCAGCTGCGCGTCTTCAAGGCACTGGAGGAGCAGGGCGGTCGCCAGGTCGTGCTCACACAACAGCAGATCGATCTGGCGGACCGGTATGCGGACGCACAAGCCAAGACGATGGCCGAGCTGAAGTTGTTCGGCCAGGTGATCGCACTTGAGATCCTGCCCGCGGTGGTCGACATGACTGAGGCCATCAGAGATGGCATCGCGGAGATGTTCGGTCTTGAAAAGGCTGGCCGAAGTCTCGTTTCCGGAAGCGGCATTCGCGAGTTCGCGTACGACGCCGCAATCGCCTTCGGCACGGTGGCCGAGTCCGTCGTCGGTCTGGTGAAGTTGCTCAACGCGGTGCGGGGCAGCTTTCAGTCGGTGTATGCCGATGCGCAGGTGCTCAATAAGCTGACGGTCGGAGGCGTCGCCAGTTCAGTCGCGAGCGGTGGGGTGGACGGGTACGTGAAGGGCCTCGCCGACGCGCTTGAAAACCGCAACAAGGTCGCCGAGGACGCCAACAAGCGATACGTCGACCTCTGGAACTACAACGGCACCGCGATCACGGATTCGATCAAGAAGAGCCGCGCCGCGATGGAAGCCGCTCTCGCGAATCCTGCGAGCTACAGCAATGAAGGCCGGGCCTACGCGAAGAAGCCGGAGCTGCAGTTTGACGGGGCCGTGAAGGCCGAGAAGGCTTCCAAGGACAAGACCACTGAGGCGGACCGCTACCTGGAACGGCTTCGCGACCAGGTGCAGAAGACGCAGGAACTCACCGAGGTCGAGAAGGTGCTCGACGACATCGTGTCGGGTCGCTTCAAAAACGCGAAGGCCTTCCAGGCCAGCGAAGCGCTGCGCCTGGCCGACGAGATCGATCGTGCCAAGCAGCTGGAGGCCAGCAACAAGAAGCAGATCGACGACGCCGAGAAGCTCGAGGAGGTGTCGAAGCGCCTTCGCGATGAAACGACTCGCATCTTCGAAGACACCCGGACGCCTGCTGAGCAGTACGCAATGCAGCTCGAGCGGCTGAACTACCTGCTGGAGACTGGCTCGCTGAAGACCGAGGTCTACGCCCGCGCGGTCACTCAACTGCAGGACACCTTTGACGAAAACGTGCGTCGCCAAAAGGAGCTGGCGACCGACATCAATCAAACGCTCGAAAACAGTGGGTTGACCTTCTTCGACCGAATCGTCGACGGGTCCCTTCGTGGCTCGGCCGCGGTCCGTGAGTTCGCCACATCAGTGATCAAGGACCTCGCACGGATCGGCCAGCAGCGGCTCGCGAAGGAGCTATTCGGCGGCGGCCAGAGCGGCACCGGTGGTCTCGGCGGCCTGCTGTCAGGCTTGTTCTCGAACACTGGGAGCGGTACGGGGTTCGGCACCGGCTCGAACTTCGGAAATCAGGACTACGGCGCATTCCTGGCCACCGGGACGAACTACGTTCCCCACGACGGCTTCCGCGCCACGCTCCACAAGGGTGAGGCAGTGGTGCCGGCGAAATACAACCCGGCGGCCGGTGGAGCCCGAGGGAATCAGAAGGTCGAGGTCATCAATCCACCAGGTATGCCCATGTCCGCGCAGGCGCGTGAAGAGACTGGCCCAGATGGATCGCGAACGCTGAAGCTCTTCCTCTCGGCCGTGGCGAGTGACATCGCAAGCGGCGGCCAGATCGCGAAGGCCCAGGAGAACCGCTATGGACAGCGGCCGAACCTTGCGCGTCGGGGCCGCTGATGCCATTGCCACCGCTCACCATGCCCAACGCTTTGCCGGCGTTTCTCATCCAGGGGCACTCGGCCGTCTGGGGAGCAGTGTTCGGCAATGTCGCCATGCGCACGGGGCACTCGCGAAAGCGTCGGCTCTGGACTTCGATGCCGCAGCAAGTGGCAGCGCAGCTGTTCCTTGAGCACGATGAAATGGCGGCCTTTCACGCTTGGTTTCTCAACAGCTTGAGATCGGGCGAGCGCCGCTTCGCAGCGCGCGTGAAAAATCAGGGCGAGGGGTTGCTCTGGTACACCGCCTTTTTTCTTCAGCCGTACACCGCCGAGGCGTTGCACTTCGGTCGGTGGAAGGTGGTAGCCGATCTGCTGCTTGAAGGCGTCGGTGACGTCGCCGGACCCGCGGCAGGGGCCTTCTCGGCCGAGGTGCTGATCCCCTTCACCGGCAGTGGAACGATCACGGTCGAAAAGCTGTTCGCGGCCGAGATCTCGATCGACTTCCTTGTGAGCGAGGAGTCATAGATGCCGCTGCCTGCCGTCCCACCTGGAGTGCCCTGCCCGCAAACGTCGAGCGTGACACTCGTCGAGCGGCGCCTGCTCACTGAAGACGCGCGGCACCCGCGCATGCAGGGCCGCACGATTGAGCAGGACGAGCGCCAGGTTCAAAGCGTCACATGGGCGCTCAACACGCCGCAGGCCGCGGCCTTCCGCACTTGGTGGACCACGGATCTGATCTATGGGGGCTCGTGGTTCACCGCGCCCGCGACCTGGCCGACCCCCGAGGGGCTCGTCGTCAAGCTCCGCCGGTTCATCGATCCGCCGTCGTTCCAGTATCAAGGAAATGGGAACTGGATCGTCTCGGCGGTGCTGGAGGTGCGAGGCCGCACGCTGACCGCAGCGCCACCCGAAGGCACCTACTTCGAAGACACGTTCACCGAAGAAGGCGCATCGAGCGTCTACCTCACAAACCACGCTCCTGACACCGCGCCTCAGGGCTTCGCCTACCTGGAGCCATCCGGGGAGTTTGGGCTGGCAGTGAGCCCAACCGCAGACCAACTCCGCAACGTCGACGACGGCACGTACAACGACAGCAACGAAGCACCGGCCGACTGGGTGGAGTTGAACCTCGGTGCGGTATGGCGAATGGAATTGGATGCCTACGCGGCCAATGGCGCGAGCGAGTATCAACCGAATGGCGAGTTCCGCGTGAAGGGAGAGAACTGGCACGTGGGCATCAAACTCGGCTCGGCTGGTTCGATTGGGGATGACGACAACTTCATCGAGGTGGCTGTCTCTAACGATGGGCAAGAGCGCGTCGAATATGCGGCGCTCGACGGCGCCGATGTCATGCGCGAGATCGTCGCGATCATCGACGCAACCGGCATATATCTGACGGTCGACGGAATCTTTCAGATGGCCGTGGGGTGGGCCATGCCTGCCACGTTCGACATGACCGGCGTTCGATATCAAATCGACGCAGGCGAGTCCGACATGGGGCTCGATCGAGTCGCCGCATTCCCTGACGCCGAGCCCGCCACGCAGAGCGTCGCCGCTTCTCGGATCGGCTTGCAATTCCAGTTCGAATACTTCCTCGACGTGGGCGAATACCCGGTCGAAATCTCGCACGAATTCCAAGGCGTCGGCGCCACATGCGTGAAGTCGACCGATAACCTGTATGTGCAGCTCGGGGTGGACGAGTCTGCCGTAACGACTGAATACGAGGCAGTCGAAGACATCGCAGCAATCGAGTTCAGGGTTCAGAAAATCGCACCAGGGCAAGCGGTGGCGGTTGGCTTGTACGCATTGGGTGTTCATGCGCTCGACTTGGAACAGGCTTACGGGGGCAACCCCGGCTATTGCAATTTCTGGCAGAGCAACGGCTTCGCGCAGGGCTACGGAACG